AATACTGCAGAGAAGTTAGAAGTTAGAAGTTTAATGGAAGGACTCTTCGGTTCTGAAGAAGGGGCTGTAAAGGCTGCTGAATATTTAAGAGAAGCAGGTATTGATACCTCTGATATACAATAATGACTAACCTCATAGAAATACTAACAGGATACGGAGCATTAGGATGTTGGGTAGTGTTTAGTATTATCCGTGAAAAATTTTTATTAAAAAAAATGGAGCAACAAGCAGATCGCTTCGAGAACGAGCGTGGCAAGTGGTACGATGAAAGAACCAGGTGGCTTAAGACATTAGGTAGAAAACTCTCTGACCAAACTATTAACGAAACTATACGATAATTATGTCTGATAAACACTCCGATCTACTCCTATCCCTCGGCCGACTTGAAGGCAAGATGGATGCTTTAATAGCTATCACCAATGCTCATAATGATATGATTCAGAAACATGATGAACGTCTTCGTGAATTAGAAACATCACGCTCTGCTCTGATCGGTGCAGTAGCTATTCTCTCTACAGCAATAAGCGCAGCAGTTGCCTGGTTATCAAGATGAGAGGTAGAAGTCCCCACGAGTTCCGCCGTCAGAGCCAGGCACTAACTGCTCAAGCTACCCACTTGGACTCCGTTGGTGAGATTGTAGATATCAAGACTAAGACAGACCACATATCTGTATCTCAGGCGGTGAACCTAGACACGATGGAGACTGCGATAGCTGCTAATGCTACAGCTATCCCTGCAAGCCTCTCAGCGCGTCTGTCAGCCCTTGAGGCTAAGATGCAGTTTATCCCTAAGGCATTCGGAAGATTCACCACAGTAGCCTCTCCTGCGCTGTATGCGACAAGCTACAATGTAGCCTCTGTATCTCGTTCAGGTGCAGGGCAGTATGCGGTGGTAATTGATACCGATATGAGTAGCGTGAATTACAGCGTTTTGTTGTCATTCGAGGATTCGACTGGTACAATTATGACTGTTATATCTGGTTCTCACGCTACTACTGGCTTCAGTATCGCTATACGCAATGCGTCCAACGCCTTGTCTGATGACTCGGAATCAGTATCCTTTGCTGTATTTGAGAATAATACATAATGAAATATCTCCTGCTTCTCCTTCTACTGATGTCATGTAGTTCGCTAATGCCTAGCTTACCTGATATGTCTACATCTGTAGGATCTTCTGCTCCCCCTACCACAGCGGTTGGAGCAGTTATGAAGGAGACTACGGATACGGTATGGCAATGGGCGTGGTTAAGTATAGTCCTGGTGTTCATATTCCCAAGTATGCGCGCCCCCATCACCGCCTTCCTAAAGGCATTGTTTACTGTGTTGAGATTACCTCTCGATCATATAATTATGCTTTACAATCAGAAATTTAAAAATGGCAAAGAAGCAGAGTAAAGAATATATTGAGCCAGAAGAGGCTATTGAAATCATAGAAAATGGTGCGCCTCATAAAGTTAAGGAGAAGGCATCACCTGAACTATCAGTTGATAAGGACGCTAAGGAAGCACAGCTACTTGGCTCTACTAAGGAAGCTATTGCACTACGTCGTGCAGAGATTGAAGGTGAGATACGCCTACGGAAAGCTAACCTTAAAGGTCAGATAGATACTATCAAGGCTACAGAGTCCGCTAAGGAAAAGGCAGGTAAGCACCTTGCTGTATTCGGCGCGTTCTACTTATGTTTACTTGTGCTTGCTTTTCTCGGCTCTGTACAGTTCACAGATGGAGAAAACTTAGCCATCGTGGCTACACTTATCACGCTAGTTGTTACACAGATTAGCGCAATCCTTAAAGGCATCACCGACGTGTCAGAACCTAAAGACCCTGTTGAACTAATGTCGGACATTGTTCACAAGCAGATTGATAAATGAGTAAGAAGAAAGAAAAACTCTTAGCTATTACAGCCGTCCTTACCGTGTTCACCTTGATGTGCGTGTCCTGCGCTGCGCCCATCCCCCTGCCCATCCCCATCTTCTGAGTAGGAGTTGGAGATATATTCCATCAGTTCTGGATTCTGTAATATTATTTGATACAGAACCTGCGACAATATATAAACATTCTGGTGACTGAGTCGCATAAAGCATAGTTCATCTATGCCGTGTATGAGTTCATGGAGTAAGGTAATGGCCTTATGAGGTCGTGGGGATGTTACCTCTAAGTGGATACTTAGATCAGTTCCATCCCATTCACCGTACGATCCGTTACCTTCCTCATCTATTAGTGTACCTTGTACTATCTTAAAGAGAGTACCCATTACATTTACGTTATCAGGAAGTTTCGATGTCATTGAGAGTTGGAGGTTGCCATAGTAATGGCTTCATAGATGGGTAGTCATACTCTCCAGGTCGGAGGATACGAGCCACCCTTGATTGGACTAGCGCATCATCTTCACTTAGACCTTTGCGTTCATAAGCAAACACAACTGCATCCCATGAGCAATCCTCATCTAATATTTTAGTGGCTCTCTTAGGGCCAATACCTGGACATCCAGAGTAGCCGTCAGTAGAGTCCCCAATAAGGGTCTGGTACAAGTGATTATAATCAGCCTCGTCTTCTTCGATTACTTCGATTCCATCCTCAGGCTTGTTTGGATTATACAGTAAACCAGGCACGGTTCTGAGGTCTTTATCTATGGAAACCATAACACCAGATCCTGACATTATGCCGAGTACATCATCAGCCTCTAGGTTACCGTGCATGATAGACAGATATTTACCTATCATCAGTTCACGCAGTTCCCCCAATACTAAAGGCAACCGCCTATTCTTACGGTTACTCTTGTAGGTGGGTAGGATATCCTTTCGGAAGTTACCCCTACCTGTAAAGCACAGTATGGGAGTAAACTCGTCAGGGAATTCTCTCACGATCTTGTGGATGTAGAGTTCAAACACACGCTCAGCATCGTTGATATCGGCGTTGATAGTCTGGACATCTTCAGTCCATTGCCACTCATGCTCTGCAGCAAAGGAGGCTTGGAATAAAGGTACGTCTGCATCAATGAGCAGGAGAGGAGTAGGGTCTAGGATTGCTTTCATGTGTATTTTTAATGTGTAGTTTTTAGCATTAAGCTATGATTGTTGACTGTATCTTCACCCTCAATAAATTTAATCTGATTCAATGTATTAAACTTAAAAGGTCGGTAATTTACTTGGTGATGCCACCTGCCAAACCGCCTGACAACTGTCACAACATCAGGATGCTGAGACTCTAAAGACTTTGCAAACTCTAGTCTATCGTCAGTCTCAGAATATATATTTTCATTACCACCTTTCTGCGTAAGCGTGGCTCTTTTACCTACAAGGAAAGCCCTAAAGTTTACGGTAGCTAAACCACTTTTTAATATCCTTAAACTTAAGTCTGTATCTTCGTTATATTTCCCACGCCATCTAAATGGGATGTCATTGCGTATTAGAATGCAAGAATATATACGACTGTTGAATTGTATAGGTGGACGCGCATCTCCGCTAGGGCAGAAATTTGCATAGTGCATACCTGCTTGTCCTATGTTGGAATAACGACTGACAAATTCTTCCACAACTCTGAAAGGTGCAGGGGACTTACATTTAACTTTCATGTTATCGTTGTACCTTTCTATCGATTCTAAATTATCATCTAAAATCCAATGCCACTCATGCCCTTCAATAATAGAGTGTTCCCATACCCAATTCCGCACAGGAACTGAACCCTGGCCTAATTCACTAAAATCGGATGGGAGTCTAAGTATCTTTTTATTGTCCACAACTTCAGCGTACTTTTCATATTCAGAAGGTTCGACAACAATCCTATAATCAACCCCTGCATATTCTAAAGTTCTTACTGTTTGCCTACGATCCCACCGCCCCTTACTTATTATGTAAATAGGATACTTAGATTGCGCAGCATCGCCATCGTAATAATATGTTGAGGGTCTAGGATTTAATGGATACCAGGTAGATTTTTTATCTTTAAGTTGATTACCATCAAAAACTTTTTGGCCACCATACAAGTGTTCTTTAAGAACAGATTGAAACTTTTCAAAATCTTCCTTGTTTTTGAACTTAAAGGTTGCTGTTATTTCAGGATTTCCTTCCTTAACATTATTATATTCAGGCATTCCTTTCCAATAATTTTTAACTTCTAATTCATCAGAGGTGTCCGAGAAAAGATATTTTTGACTTTCCATTATTCTACAAAATACCTCGCTCCTTCTTATACCTTTCATTCTCCTTATGTAGCTTCAGATTGAACTGTAAGCTTTTAACTAACTGTTCCAAGTCATCAAGTGATATGAACACACCAGACTCATTCTCTAAGTCCTTTATTGATACATCGCCATCATCCCATAACTGGGCAATCACCTTATCATCAACGTGGGCATTTTCTTGGTCATTGTAAATTACTGTTTCTTCGTGAATTACTTTCATTTTATTAGTGGGTTTCAGCCCAATTGTTTCCTATTTTGAATTCCCCATCAAGTGGGCATTTGAATTTAAAGCTTTCCCCTGCACGTTTCATGCAGAAGACTGCTAACTTTCCTACGAACTCAGCCTTGTCACTACGGACTTCCAACTGAACCTCGTCGTGGACGTGTGCTACTAACCTAGCATCAAGTCCTCTCTTCTTTATCTGATCCATTAATATTACTGTAGCTTTCTTCATTAAGACTGCACCGCATGATTGTAGTAATAAGTTAAGAGCCGAGTGTACTGAGCGTACTGGTAATGGTCTACCATCTAATCCTTTTAAACTGCTTGTAGTTTTTACCTTATGTTCAACAGCATCGATGAGAGATTGAAGTGCAGGTAGAGTCTTCAAGAACTTACGCTTCATAGCTACCCCCTCTTTTATACCTCCACCAACAATGTCTCCTATCTTAGCTGAACCTGCTCCATAAAGAAAGGCATAGATAAAAGTCTTAGCTTGGTCACGATCAGATAATCCTGCAGCCCATTGGTTGAGTGTATGGATGTCACCAGATAATATCTCCTTAGCGTACTGACCTTCGTCCCAAGTGTATAAGTAATGAGCAAGGCAACGTAACTCTAAGCCACTCATGTCTGCACCAACAAGCTTGTATCCTGGGCGCACAGTAAACAACTCACGACAGTCTTTACCAAAGGGCGCACGGACTGCAGGTACTTGTCCAATGTTTGGACGGCTATGAGTACACCTACCTGATACAGCACCGTTGTGGTTTACATAACCATGTATGCGGTCTTCCTTAACTAGCTTCAACCATGCAGCATCACCCTCTGCCAACTGTCCTATCCGTTTAGTAAGCATCATGTACTCTGCTAAAGGTTTAGCTTCTGGGTAAGGTAGCGACATCAATATACTCTCATCAACCTTAGGCTTACCCTCGTTAGTATGTTCCTTAGGTTTCCAATCGTACTTCTCAATGAAAGCTTTACCGATCTGGTCACGACTACTTGGGTTGAAGGGTACGCTTCTTTCCTTAAGAGGCCCACGCCTTAGCGAAGCACGTTCATCATTAGGAGCATCACCCTTAATGCGATACTTGTTATCGTACCTATCTAAGTAATACTGAGGAGTCTTCATGTAAGTAATTTGAGGAGGGAAGATAGTTTGAAGCTTACCTTCTATCTCACTCTTCCTTACTTGAAGTTTGGCATACAGCTTTGCCGCATCTTCGGAGTTAAACTCAAACCCATTCTCCATCATGTCGTGAATGTTTAGCATGAAGTCTTGCTCCAACTCTAGGCACTCTGGTGACACACCTTTCTTTAGAAGATGGTGGTAGAGTACAAGGTTAACAGTAACATCTTGTAAGCAGTAGTCACCCATCTCTTCAGTATAAGTAGACCAATCTGTTTCGTTACCGTCAGATCCTAACTCACCCTTACGAATACCTAGACGGTATCCCCATGACTCCAGGCTATGCCGACCACATAACTTCTTTGGCATACCGCTAGTATCTATGGTAGCCCAATCACTCTTTATGATGTCTGGGCAACCGATACGCGACATCACTAACGTGTCACTAATCTTAGCTTTAGTTCTCCAAGTAGGGTAAAGCTTTTGGATTACTGGTATATCAAAACCAATAATGTTATGGCCAATAATATGTGCAGCATTAGCTAAATGCTTCAGCCCCATTATTAAATCCTTACCTGCATAGATTGCACGTTCCCCATCAGTAGTAGTCAGACCAATGCAATGTATCTTTGTACACTCCTCAAGGAATCCATCAGTCTCTATGTCGAATACAAAAGTATCCTTGTAATCCTTTCTACCTAGATCGTCTAACACACTCTGTATAGCAGGAGTGTAACGGTTAAGGTTAGTAGTAGTATCGTTGCGTGTTGTCATTCTGTCTCCTAAAAAGGTACTGGTTCTGAGAATTCTTTCTTGACTGCGTTACTTGACTCGAAGTCAATGTCACATTCGTTCAGCCTACCTGTATTACTATCGTATTTAAGGTGGCAAGCAATGCCTGTATCCCCTGAGTATCTGTTCTTCAGGACACGGACGGTGGTGACATGAGCCAAGCTAGGATCTTGTTGGTCACGCTCAAACCCTAGCACCATGTCAGAAAGCTGTGGGATAGCCTGTGAGCCACGCAGTTGAGCGAGACTAGTTTGTCCTCCCTCTTCGTGAGGCGTGTTCTGAGGACGTTTAAGATGGCTTACAAGGAAGAGGCATATACCTAGTTCTTCCACCAAGCTTCTCAGCCTAGTCATAACAGCATCAATACGGCGGCGTTCATCCCCATCCTCGTAGCCAGATACCACGATAGATAGGTGGTCGAGGATAATGTACCTAGCCCCTAAGGATACCACCATGTACCTTACCTTAGACAGTAGGTTATCAGCGTCGGTAGAACCGAAGTGATCGTAGAGTGTGAGGTTGCCTTGACCTAGAGTAGCCTCGAAGCCCTCGCGTAGTTCCTCTTGGTCTACCTCATGACCATGTAGGTGGATAGGTTTGTTCAGTTGGATACCTATCAATCCCTTAGCGGTTCTAGCTACTGACTCTTCGAGTGCTATGTAGCCTACCTTCTTATCTTGAGCAAGTAAGTAGTGAGCAATCTCACGGCATACACTTGACTTACCAATACCAGTTCCTGCGGTCAGACAGACGAGTTCTCCGAGTCTGATTCCGTAGGTTTTTTCATTCATCCCCTTCCAAGGGTAAGGAATACATTCAGTATCATTTAT